CTTGACAACGGCCTTTGGCCGGAAGTCTTCACCGGTCATCCTGACCGGCTTGACAAATGACTTGTTTGGATGTATATTCAGTAGTGAAGAAAGGAGAAGAAAATGAGGATTATGAGGACTAGGACATTTAACAGGTTGATGCGAGAGCGTGAGTTGAAGGGTCATCGCATTGCTTTTGCGGAGTTCGAGTTTGCCGACAGGGTAATCCTTGGGCCGTGTGTGATACGTGACTCTGAGGTAAATCAGAGGATAGCCATTTTGGGTGATGACACTATTGTGGCGCGTTGCATATTCAAGGGTGATTCTGATGATGGTGTTCTATTGGAACTCCGATGAAATGAGAGATTTTTGGAAGTGGCTATTCAATATGGTCAGGCCGTTACTGGCGTGGATCGGGGTGGCCTATCTGATTAAGTGGCTATTTTTTTAAGGAGAAAAAAATGAGTGATATGCCTGATCCATTAGCAACTGACGTAGTGACTGACGTAGAAACTGACGTAGAAACCGACTATGAAATGATGGCGTTGACCAACTCGGAGATTAAGGACAGGTTCAAAGAGATATGGACCGTAATCGAGGGTGGCGGGGAGACGGCCTACGACTTCAAGGAGTATTGCGAAGGTTTTGAGCATTTATGTGCTGGTGTTTTGAAACTAAAGAATTACTGTTGCGGGCGGGATGATAAGATAGTATTTGGTAATGCGCAATATATGGATCAACTTTTTTCGGGCGTGAAGGAAATCTTTGAGGCGATTCGGGGTAAGATATGAGTGACATATTGGATTTTGACCCACATATGGCCGATGAATACCAGGATAAACAGGATGATTTGGTAGAATTTCTTATGGAGTTATTCGATTCACAGAAGGATATGGAGCTAAAATATCAGAAGTTTGTGAATGACCATTTCTGGGAACTAGTATGATAGCCATAGTGATTTATATCTTGACGGCACTGTTTTTCCTACCCACTCCGTCCATTGATAGTGGACCTACTGGTTCTGTTATCGAGTTGGAAAGGCACCGCCCGAAAGCTATACGTGGGCATATTATAGACAGGACAAGGACCATTAAGACCATAAGAAGTGGTATTGGGCGGGCAGAATGAGAGGGAGAATATTTCAGTATGCCGCAAATATGGATATGTGGGTTGCTGAATATCCCGCTCCGGGTGAACTGCTACAGCGGTCATTCAAAACAAAAGAAGAGGCTGAGGATTGGCTAGGTGAAAAAGAAAAAGCCCGCAAATAGTGTAATTAACGACCTTAAGAGGTTACGCGAGAAAGAATGGGATGGGATTAGGCACGATTGGTCAGGTGTTGGTCCTGGCGAGGTCATGGGTAAAGGAATATTTAAGATAGGAACATCTGGACTTAAAAACAAGGAGTGTCGGGTAAAACCGAAGGGACGCGATTTAAAAAGGCACAATGAGTGACAACTGACAAGCGTAGTGGTAACGTCAGCCTTTTAGACAATGTGCTTCGTATGCACTTCGAGCAGATTGCAACGTTGGCAGAGGATTATTACGAGATAGGGTATGTCCTATGCCCGATACATGGGGATTTTTGGCAACTGTTACCAACGTCTGAGGTTATGTTGTATGAGCATTAATGCGAAGTTATATTTCGTATTTGCGGGCAAAAGGGCGAAATAAGATTTCGTACAATTTTTGTATGTATGTGTACAACATCTTGTATGAATCCGTACAATTTGTTGTAGTGGGCCATTGAAGCTACGCACACGCTGTTTAGAGTGTGGTACCGAGACTACCGTAGATTGGGGTCCGTATACGCCTATTTGTGCGGCCTTACATTGGCAGATGTGTGATGATTGCGAATCACGGATAAATTATTGTTTTGAATGCGGGAGTGAGTGTGGCGGAACGCAAATTCAACGAGACTAAGACCGATTTAGAAATATTCGAGGGGGGCTGTGACATTAAGCTCTCTAAGAAGATTAAGGGAAAGACCGTCCGTGAGTCGCTAACGGAAGTCATCGTAAAGACACTCGACAAGGAACTCATTAACCAGGATAAGTTGGTTGAGGACATATCCCGTTGGAACAAGATGTTCCGGGGACTCCGCAAGAAGAAGTCCTGGCCTTTCGAGGGGGCGAGTAACGCGGCCATACCTATAACCCGTGCCCTTATAGAGACAATCATCGTTCGTGTCTTTGATGTTATCTGGGGACAGAAGAAACTAGCCATCGTTCGTGGAAAATCCGAGGAATGGCAGGAATTGGCCCCACAAATAGAGGATGCGCTTGAGTGGTGGCAGAAAAACGTCGCAAAACTAAAGAAAAACCTCTATTCTCCCATGATGCAGTCCGGTAAAATCGGTACTGGTGTTGCAAAGATAGATTATGAGCGCAAAAAGAGAACGGTTCCTCGATATACCACCAAAAAAGAGATGAATGCCATTATCAAGGATGATCCTAGTAGGAAGAACCGTTTTGTTAAGGCCGAAAATGGTCAGCTATTATACAAGGATACAGCCACGGTCTATGAGGGGCCGACAGTAAAGGGGGTTCCGAGAGAGGATATCTTCGTTTCCTCCGATGCTACAACCTTTGAAGACGCTTATATGGTTGGTATGCGCACATATGTCCATCCGAGTATGTTTGCAGCCCGCGTCAAGTCAAAACTCTACAAGGTGAAGGATGAGGTCGAGGAAGCAATCCTCCAGGGTGATGAACTAGACCAGACCAAGGAAGACCGTATTGTTGACGCGGATAAGGACATAGACGCATGGGATGGGAACCGGATCGCACTCTGGGACCTGCACTTCACTTATGACGTTGACGGCGACGGCGAACCAGATGACATCGTGGTTACGTTCCATCGGCGGACAATGACCATATTAAGGGCGTATTACAACCCGTATTTCTACGGATACCGTCCATTCCAGCGATTGATCGGTAGGCCCATAGAATACTCGTTTGATGGTGAGGGTGGGTGTCAGATACTTGAAAAGTGTCAGGTAGAGGTTGACGCACTCCATAATCAGCGGATTGACCGTGGTACACAACTAAACGCTCCCGTATGGAAACGTAGGCGCGGTTCGTTCCAGGGGGACCAGAAAATCTTCCCTGGTGCGATACTGGACTTCAACAACCCGGAAACGGACTTGATGTTGGAATCCGGGCATTCTGCGTACCCCGATACTGCGGCGGCTGAGGCGAGTGTAATCCAGTACATGCACATGGCGATTGGTGCGACCCAGAACGTCATGGGTCAAAGTACTGCGGAACGGCCCGTGGCCCGTGAAACTCTTGCACTTATCCAAGAGGCGAATAAACTATTCAAGTTTTTGATTGACAACTACCGTGATGATATAACCGAACTCCTTTACCGGGCGATTGAGATGATGGCCCAGTATAGTCCGACATATAGATATGAAACCACCAAGGGTGGAAAGAAAGAACAGAAGATGTTGGATTTCCCGTATGGGATTATCAGGGACGGGATAGAGATAGAACTAATGGCTTCGTCCGAGGTTATGAATACTGAGGTGCGGAGGGAGATAAACCTTATAGTGTACCAGTTACTTTCGAGTTATTCAACCCAGTTGGCAGGAATGGGCGAGATGTTGATGAACCCGATGGTACAGGATTCGTTTAAGAAGTTCATCTTGTCGGTTGGCGAGATGGGTCATAAACTGATGATACGGATATTACGTGACTTTGGGATTGTGGACGCGGAGAGTTTGGTTCCATCATTGGATATGGTAGACCCGGACGAACCACCTAAGCAACCACCTCCCCCACCGCCTGGACAGGGACCGCCTCCGGGTGGAGGACCGGGTGCGCCTCCACAGGGGCCTCCAGGCCCACAGGGACCACCGCCCCCGGCAGGACCGATGTAAGGGTAAAAAAGGAGATTAAATGGACAAAGAGCAATCCCTTGCAAAAATAAAGCGGGATTATGGCGCGATACAGGAAAACGCTTTTTGGGCGTATTTCTGGGAAAATGTAAAAATTAATCACCAAAACATGAAGGATGAACTTGGAGGTGCAACTAACCTACCAGAGAAGGATTTAAGGGTTTATCAGGGTGGGATACGGGCGTTTGACGCCCTATTGACCCTACCTGATGAACTTCTAAAAATATTAGAGGGAGAACCGGAAACGGCCCCTACAGGAGAAGAGTATGAGTGAAGAAGGACAACCGCCCGAGGCTGGCCCGGAAGATTTACCCGACAAGCCAGTAGAAGGAGCGGCCCCAGCGATCTACGACGGCCCCATTGAGAAGTTCAAGGGGAAAACCGTAGACGAGATTGCACAAGTGTATGGCGACCTAGAATCCTCTTATGGAAAGAAAGACGCGGAGATTAAGGCGCAAGCGGAGAAGTTAGCGGGTTATGAGCAATGGTATCGGAATCAACAGCAACAGCAACCGGTTCAGCAACAGCCCCCACAGGCACCACCGGATATTTACGACAATCCACAGGCGTTTGTACAACAGGCGGCCCAGCCGCTTATTCAAGGGGCAGTTGAGCAGGCAAACTTGAGGAACGCTGTCAACGGTGCAAAAAGGGTGTTATTTAGCGCGAAGCAGATGTACCCTGGAGCATTCGACGGAGTTGATGACGATAAGGTACTGGGAATAATGATGAATGGAGTAAAGACCGGTACAACCCATTATTCGATACTTGAGAGTGAGGATGCCATGAAAATGGCGGCGTGGCAGATGAAGGGAGAGGAGACTGGTTACAAGCCTTCTGGCCCGAATCCTGTTTCGCCCACACAATCAGAACAACCTTCTGGCGGCTCCCATGGAAGTGAGCCTCCGTCCATGCCCAAAGATGCGGGTGGATGGGCTGAGGCCATGGGTAAAGACAAGAAGAAAGCGCAGGATATTTGGGATGCCACAATAAAAGCTAGGGAGAAGAAATAATGTCTTTTCAAAGATTGTTACCATGTGTTGCTACAGAGATGATTGATTTGAAGAAGTCCGAGTTGGACGAGGAATTGTCTAAACCGGAAGCGTACAAGTACGTATTCAAGAAGAAGGTTTACTTTGATAAGACCAACCACCCTCCCTACGTTTTGAAGTGGGCACGAAAAACCGATAACCTAAAGAGTGCCGGAATCTTAACCAAACTGGTTAGGTATGGGTACTTCCCGATTGAACCAAACGAACATGGCATTTTACCAGACCCGTTCTCGCTTGCAAACATTGACGAGAATGGGCACATTGTTTACATTGATGGATTACTATGTGGGATAGAGTATGAGAAGTATATCGCCAAGCGGAAACGAGAGATAGGGACATCAGATGCGGCGGCAAAGGCGAAGCTGACGCAGTTTGAGGAACAGGTACGAGATGCTGGTGGTGCCATAGACGACGAGATTCGGGAGTTTATTGGACTCTGAGCGCAAATATACGGAGGATATTTTGGCTTATCCAAGATTTCAGCTAATCTCTGGAAAGGACAACATTATGGAATTCCCAGAGGGTACGGCTGAGACATTTTTACGAGGAGATATAGTAGAGATTTCAAGTGGGTTAGTTGAAGATGAACTTGATGCTACGAACCTAGACGCAGTTCCGAAACTCGGTGTGGCTATGGCTAACAATAGCGCATCTGGTGCCATGATTCCTGTGTCTGTATTTTCCCCAGATCAGGTATGGGTGACTTTTGCTGGTGCGGCGGTAACGCCGAGTGACCTATATCCAGGCGTGGACTATGAAGTGAGTCAGTCTGCGGCTGGCACTGCTGCCATGACGGATGGAACGACCACTACTTGTGTTGTTCTTTATTCCTATAAGGCAATGGGGCAGGATGGAACTACGGCTGGCGATCCAGTTAAAGTTAGAATTGAAAATGCGGCTCAGTTCGATGTGGGGTTATAATGGCATACACAACTGGATGGGACACAACTACTAATCTTGACTATTTTAAGAATCTACTCAAGGACACGTTTGATACCACGGCGCGTGAGGCTCTTGTTGAATGGCCGACCATGTACCGCACGGTAAAGAGTTCTGATTATTATGAGAGATTCTCAAGGCACGCTGGCTTGCCACACGCCGAGGACTTGGCGGATGGTGGAGAAATCAGCACCTACGAACCTGTATTAGATACCACGAAGGACGTTACCCAGAAGAGAACTGGTCTGGGTTTTAAAATCACGTCTGGGATGATACAGTTTAACAAGCAGTACAGAATGAACGAACTCACCAAGAACCTTTCTATGAATATGCGTGAGAGTAAGGACGTTGACGTGGCGCGGATGTGGAACAACTTGACCACGGCTGACACCTACTCACCCGGCATGTTTGATGGACTGGCGATTGCGAGTACGGGTCACGACACCCTAGATGCGGCTGATACTGATTTTGGTAACTACGGCAATGCGGCCCTTGGCATTGGCTCACTTGAAGATGCTTACATTTCATTTGACACCATGGTTGACGACATGGGTCAGATTACCCCGAAGAAGCCGAACCTGTTATGCGTACACCCGAACGAGCGATTTGACGCGATTGAACTACTTGGTAGTGAGTTAAAGCCCGGAACGGCGAATAACGACATTAACAGTCTTACCAAGGACTTTAATGTTACTTATTTTGTTTATCATCGGGCGACTTCTTCTACTTGGTGGGTTTTGCTTGACAAGAATGACCCGAAGTATGGGGCCATTATGATTACGACCAAGGAACCCGACATCAAGGTACAGGACGATGTTGAGGGACTGACTCGTAGTATCGCGGTAACGTCTGAGCAGAGATACAAAAATGATTGCCTGGACGCTAGATGTATTTACGTCGGAGATACTTAAAAAGAGGTAAGTAACTAAAAACAAAGGAGATACGCGCCCTACAATGG